AATGGTTATAGATCATTTTTGGTAATGCCGACACCCTTTTTACTTTTTTTAAAAAATAGCGCAGTGAAAAAAAAATTTAGACTTCTAGGTGTCGCAATGTTAGAAGGGGGACATGCCTAGGAAAAGAAGAAAAGCTATTGCCTCTATAACTCCCGATATACCTTATCCTAAAGTCCGAGTGGAGTGGATCGATTGTGTGAGCGATTCGGGCTGGGCTACCGAGAAAGAGTTTGATAAAATGAAATTAGCTAGACCTGTTAACGAAGGCTGGTTGTATTCAAAAGATAAAAAAGCAATTAAATTATTTGCTTCATACGATAGAGAAGATGATGGTAGTTTTAGTTTTGGGGATCGGACGATGATTCCTCGGGACTGGGTAAAGAAGATTCAGAAGTTGTAGATGGAGTTACATTTATTAACTGCCCGTAATCGTCTAATATCTGTTTCATCTTTGCTTCTAACTCTTGTTCTGATAGGTCCTCTAGTTTTCCTGTTTTTATTATTTTCCTGTCTATGTATAATCCTGCTGCTTTTCCTCTATTTGCTTCCGCGTTCACTGCAGAAGAGAATGATCCTTTTTTTAAAGCGGCCTCACGAAGTCTAGCAAGTTCTGCTACATGTCCCTCGTAAGTAACTTCATGTTTTCTAAGTCTTTCTTCTTTTAGTTCACCAATGTATTTTACAACAAGTGGTGATAACTTAGGATTACATAATTCTGATCCCTCTTGTCTTGCACGCTTAGGTGAATACCCTGCTGCTAGTGCAGCTTCAGTTTGAGTCATTGGTCCGTCCGGTCCACCGAATACTAAAAACTCAGCGAATCGTTGTTGCATTTCTGTTAATCTTTTTGGAACTCCCATATTGACTTTTTAAGGTAACTATCCTATATTGTCAACTATGGAAAAGAAAGGTGATAACGATTTAGAGAAGATAATTGAGACCACAAAACTGCAAGTTCGTTTCTTAAATGAACAATTAGAGTATGCTGGTACTAGAATAAGAGACTTAGAAGAGATAAATAAAAAACACCAAGACTTAAATGCAGAATTAAGACAGGAAATAAAAAATGTTCGTAAAGCACTTACAAGAATACCTTAGTCAATTTACTGATGGGAGAAAAGGAAATGGTGTTTCTAACGCTCGTATTTTTATGGAAGTCAATGGTCATCTTGAAGAGATAAAAAGAATTGAAGTGCAAGAGTCAAATATTATTGGACAAAGTGCTATTCGTGTTGTATTCAAACCTACGAGAGAAAAGATAATTATCGCTCCTAAAACAACAGATTAGAAAGCCCTAGTTACCTTGAAACCCGAGCGAAAATTATATGAAAAACTTAAAAAATTTATACCTCAAATATCGTGGATTAGACTTGAAAATCTTAGTCTTTCCGGTACTCCTGATCTATTGGGCTGCAATACTTCTGGCCACTTTTTCACTGTAGAACTAAAAGTTACGAAGAGTAACAAAGTACGCTTCAGTCCGCACCAAATTGCGTTTCATGTGAAGCATCCAAAGAATACTTTTATCCTGGTAGAGCACCTCGGTCAGAGGTCCGTGAAACTTTTTGAAGGGTCCAGGATCATGGAGCTTGATGCTTGCGGCTTGAAGCTTGATGCTTGCTGCTTGGAGCTTGATGCTTGTGGCTTGTTGTTTGAATCTTTGGGCAAATAAAAAAAGACCCGGGTCCATGGCCCCCAGTGCCGAGCGATTCCTGGGTTGTTTTCTCCTCGTTGGCCACGGTCCTTGGGCGGCTCGCATTGAGCTGCGCATAGGTGCGCGTTTCATTTTTCTTAATAATACCATATCCCATAATATCCTTCATGTCAAGCTTGTTGCTTGGAGCTTGCTGCTTGAAGCTTGTTGCTTGGAGCCTGTGGCTCCGATTGGTCAATGCATGCATTGACCAGCTTAATTGAAGGCCCGGACCAGGATGCACGCTACCATTACACCCGTCGGCTAAAGTTAAGCTAATGACCTGATCCAGTATTCCACGCGGGAATTTTGTTTTAGTGTTTACCATATGAAACTGTTTTGATTGAGGCGTCCCAGCATTGTCTACAGTCACGGCACTCGTTGTTTTGTTTTGCAGCTGGACAGCTGGCCCCTGAGTCAACAACCTCCGAAGAGTTAGGCCAGGAAGCAGGCGCCCTTTGGTTTACCATGGGCGCACTGAACCTTATGACTAAATTGTTTGGCTTGTCCTGAAGATGGTCCTTAATCCATGCTTCACGGGTAGGCATCCAGTGACGCTTGCCAGGTGTGAGCTGGCATACCTTATAAATCTTTTTAAGATGATCTAGATCTTGTACATCTCCGGAATCGTGCCAGCGAAATACTTCAGGCTTCTTGCTGTTGATCAGGTGAGCCATAGCTTCAACCCATTGCGGTGACTGGATGGCCTTGAGTCTTCTGTATTGTGCATCCTGAACCACTTTAAATATATAGCAGCCCTTCAGAGCATAACAGTCGTAACAGACTGAGCCTTTCACCTTCTGGAGCTTGCCGCCAGTCTTACATTCTTTCGCAGGTAAACCTATCGACCAGCCAGGCATCTTTGATGGCTTCGACAGGCTGCCTCCTATAATTTTTAATGCTTCTTCTGTTTTCATATATCCTTTATAATCCTATAATCCTTTCTTGTCAAGCTTGCTGCTTGCCGCTTGCAGCTTGTGGCCTGGATCAGCTTTGGATGATGCCCAGACCATACCTGTGCATTTAATACTATTGTATGTCTCGTCCAAATCTGATCCCAGGTCCTACCGGCTACTGCCGTACTCTCTTTAACGCCCTCGGGTCCGGATTGAAATTAATCTTCCTAACGACGACGAGAATAGGACCAGGGATCAGGCGCAGAGCAAATCTCTGCGCTTTAATCCTACTTGCTTTTGTAGGTGCAAGTCCCCAGAATATTTATAGTTTTGTTTCAGCGATAAATATTCAAATGAGGCTGAACATCATATATAGTCCTTGACAATCCCAAAGTCAAGTGTTAAAAATAAAAATTATGAAAGATAAAAATAAAAACCTAACTTATTGGTGGAACTTACCGATTGATGAGTTAGAAGAACTGGCAGATGAAAATGGTAAGATAAAAAAACCTAAAGTAGAAAGTGAGGAAAATAATGACAACAAAGAAAATAACTCTTAACTCTGAAAAGAGAAAAGTTATTGCAGATCAATTTCAATCTTTTTATGAAGATAAAGTAAAAGATAAATTGGTACAAGCAAAAGAACACTATAACTTGTTAAGAGAGAAAGCAAAAGAAACAATAGAACAAGTTGTAAGATATCATCAACCACAAGAAGATGTAGATACAATTAGATCAATGATTAATAAATATAATCGTGCCGGTGGCGAGTTGTATGAAGATAATTGTTTTTATGTTCAAAGACCAATTAAAAAAGTTGATGATGAGGGTAGAGTGTATGACGCAAATGATGAAGTTCATGTAAGATTTGACATGGGCAGAAATTTTGCAAGAGCATATTATCGTGATGAATTAAAATCAAAAGGATTAAACCCAGATTTTAAATTATCAATCAATGATGATTACTCAAAAAGAAATCCAAAGTATTATAATGATGAAAGCGCATGTAATAAATTTTTAGGTTTCAATACATCTTCTAATGATGATAAATCTATAACTAAACCTGTTGCAAAGTGGGAAAATGATTTCAAACTTTGGACTATTGGTAGTTCTTATTGTCATTCAAGAAATTATATGGTTGATGAGAATACTATGAATTTCTTTAAGATGTATGTTGCTAGTGCTGACAATGTAATCAAAGAGCACCAACAGATGTATAGTTATGTTGAGGGCAAAATGAAAACTTTAAGATTAGGTTTAAAATCTTACAGAACATTTGACCAAGCAAAAGCACTTGCAGATAAAGTTGGAGTTGTTTTAAATGAAACAATGATGAACGAAAGTAGTTCGTTGGCTTTATCAATTTATAGTCCTAACAATTTGGCTAGTCTTTTGGAAGATAAAGAGGTCTTAACAAGAGAGCAAAAGATTGCGTTTGCTAGAAAACAAATGCAACAACAATCTGTAAATTAACAGTTGACAAGGGCTATCCTATAATATAGGATAGTCCTAGAAAGAGAGAAATAAATATGACTAAAGAAAATAAACCATTTAAGATCACTTACTGGGCAAGTAAGCATAAGAAACACATAACAAGAACAGGAACACATGACGAAAAATCTCGTTATGGAACATCTAAAAAAGGTGTACCTTATTATGTATATTTTGATTTAGATGTTTGGGGATATAGAACAGCGACTACAACATGGAAAGTGAGGCACTAATGGATAACAATAAAGTAAATAAGGCAGAAGTAATTGCCAGACTACTAATGATATTAGTTGGTTTTATGTTAGCGTTCTTAGGTTTCATAACTTTTATACACTCAGGCGACCACAGAATATTAGGGCTATTAATTTCGTTTGCCGGTGTTGTTACAATGTTTGGGGGACTACCGAGTTATGAGTGAGTATATTTGGTGTCATGGTCCGGAGTGTCATAAAAGAAATACAACAACAAGAGTTCGTGGTGTTAAAGGCTCTAAGGTTTTAAGAACAATTAAAATTAATATTGGTGGCTTTCGTAAGGGAGTGTGGCAATACTTTTGCGACCAGACCTGTATGCATGATTTTTTCTGGAAACATCATCAAGAGTTCTTAAGACTACACCCAAGACCAGACGCACTTGAAACACCGATCGAGGACCCAAAGAAAATAACTCATACGAGCGAGAGTAGGTGGGGCAATCATAGTTGGACAACTACAGAAATAAAGGTTGTTGACAATGCTTAATTTATCCTATATTATCCAAGATATGACAAACACAGAAATAAACACAACTGAACCAGAGTTTAAGGTTATCACTGACAAAAAAGATGAGCCGGATTATAAGGCTGTATCTAAATTTGTTGGTGGCATGGTTGAATGTGTACAGCTACCAAATGGCGACTTACTTCTATTAAATGAAGAGGGAAAGCTAATGGGCTTACCATTAAACCCAGAGGCAACTACATTGTGGAGAATGACATTTACTAAAGACAAGTATGCATTCGGTCATGATGACTTTGTTGTTGGACCCGCAATGGTTATAAAAAAAGACGCGCTCAATACTTGGGCTAACTAACTCCTTACCCATGGCGGGTTAACACAGACAACCGCCATGGGTCCCACACCAATCCCAAACATCATTAATCGCTTTGACCCTATCCCCCTTTTTTGTAAAAAGGGGTCCCACTACTCTAGGTTGTATAGC